CTGGCGCAGCACGCCCATGATCTGGGCTTCGGTGAAACGGCTCTTCTTCATCGGAATCTCCTCGTTCATCCTGCCGAGAAAATTCTACTTCCGCATCCCCTTAACCATGGGGAGGATTACCGCACGGCGCGCTGCATGCCGCGACCGTGGCCGACAGCCTGACCGCCGCAGGTTTCGCCATCCGGTCGCAGATCATCTGGGCCAAGGACCGGCTGGTGCTCAGCCGCGGCGATTACCACTGGCAGCATGAACCCTGCTGGTATGCAGTGCGTGCCAAGGGCAAGGGTCATTGGGCCGGGGACCGCAAACAAACGACGCTGTGGCAGATCGCAAACCGGGATCAGGATGCCGACACCGTGCACGGCACCCAGAAGCCGGTCGAATGCATGCGACGGCCGATCCTGAACAATTCCAGCCCCGGCCAGGCTGTCTATGAGCCCTTCATGGGTTCCGGCACCACGCTGATCGCGGCCGAGACGACGGGGCGGGTCTGCTTCGGTGTCGAGTTGAACCCGGCTTATGTCGATGTCGCCATCGAGCGCTGGCAGTCCTTCACAGGGCAGGAAGCCGTTCTGGCGGAGACTGGCGAGACCTTCGCCGCCCTCAAGGCAAAGCGGCTCGCGGCATGAACGCGCCCCTCCTGCCCGGCCGGATCGAGCATTGGCCGCTGGCCCGCCTCCGGCCCTATGCCCGCAACGCCAAGACCCACGATGCCGACCAGGTGGCAAAGATCGCCGCCAGCATGGCCGAATTCGGCTGGACGGTCCCCTGCCTCGTCGCGGCCGATGGCGAACTGATCGCGGGCCACGGCCGGGTCCTGGCCGCAGCCCAGCTTGGGCTTGCCGAGGCGCCGGTGATCGTGCTGGGCCATCTGACCGAGGCGCAGCGGCGCGCCTATCGCATCGCCGACAACAAGCTGACCGAACTCGGCGGGTGGGACGAGGCGCTGCTGCTGGAGGAGCTGCGGGGGCTGATGGCCGAGGATTTCGACCTCGGGCTGATCGGGATCCCCGAAGATGAACTGGACGCGTTGCTGCACGATGCCGACGACCGCGCGCCCATCGACGACGACACCGCCGACACCATCCCCGAAGCCCCGGTCGAACCCATCACGAAGCCCGGCGACATCTGGCGGCTCGGGCATCACCGGCTGATCTGCGGCGATGCCACTGACCCGGCCGTGGTGGTGCGGCTGATGGACGGGGCGCAGGCGTCGCTGCTGTTCACCTCCCCGCCCTATGCCCAGCAGCGCGACTATGGGGCGGCGAAGGAAAGGGTCGGCGATTGGGATGCGCTGATGCAGGGCGTGTTCGCCGCAGCGCCGGTCACCGCCGATGCCCAGCTGCTGGTCAACCTCGGCCTCGTCCATCGGGACGGTGAGTGGATCCCGTATTGGGAAGCCTGGGTCAACTGGATGCGCGCGCAGGGCTGGCGGCGCTTCGGCTGGTATGTCTGGGACCAGGGGCCGGGCCTGCCCGGCGACTGGAACGGCCGCCTCGCGCCCTCGCACGAGTTCATCTTCCACTTCAACCGCCAGCCGCGGAAGCCGAACAAGACGGTCGAAAGCAAGCACGCGGGCGAAACCCTCGGCGGTGGTGGCCTGCGCGGGGCCGACGGCACGGTCCATCGCAAGACCGGTTTCGGCAACGCGATCCAGAGCCACCGCATCCCCGACTCTGTGTTCCGCATAATGCGGCACAAGGGCGGGCTGGGCGCGGCCGGATCGCACCCGGCCGTGTTCCCTGTGGCGCTGGTCGAGGCGGTTCTGGAAGCCTTCACCGATCCCGGCGACCTGGTGTTCGAGCCCTTCTGCGGCTCTGGCACCCAGCTGATCGCCGCGGAGCGTACCGGGCGACGCTGCTGCGCGGTGGAACTGGACCCGGTCTATTGCGACGTCGCCGTGCGGCGGTGGGAGTTGGCGACAGGGCGGAAGGCGGTGCGACTACAGGGGAAGCAACCAGATCGTTAGATACGCTGAAGCTCACCCATGCAGCCAAAGCGGTCCTTGGCGCGTGCGGATTTTATTCAGAGTGGACTGGACAGATCAGCCTCAGGTATAAGCCTAGGCCCCCAAAGAATGTGCCTGCAATCCCGATTGAAAAAATGATCTGTTGCGCCACGCCTAACGTATGCAGAATCACCATTCCCCATGACCAGATGAGAAATACGACATACACAGCCACCGCCCCAGAGAATCGCGCCTTGTGGCCGGTCAGAGCGTTGGCGACAAAGTACGCGGCCAGAAATGGCACCCAAGTTTGAGCCACATGGCTCAGATAGTGCAGGCTGGGTGGAGCCCCACCTGGAAATGTTATGCCTAAGAACAATCTTAGGAGTGGGTATTCCCAATTTAGGAAGGGATTTAGGGCGTTCACGACCTGTACTGCGAACCAAACCGCCACACCAGTCAAGAATGCAGCGCAGAAATCAAGAACTCGCCTTATCATCCTTTAGGACGCGCTTCAACAAATCCGGTCACAAGCCTGCCCTCGCATAGGTTTTCGTTCGACTTTCAGATATCTAGCCCACAATCTGCCCGGCGGCAAAGAGTACATCGCGACCTCACCTGATCCGATAGACCGTCCCCCTGCCTTCGACCTTCTCGGCGGCGATGGGCAGACCCAGCTTTTTCTTCAGGGCACCAGAAATGGAGCCCCGAACCGTGTGTGCCAACCATCCGGTGGCCTCGACCATCTCGGCGACCGTCGCGCCCTCGGGGCGCTGGAGCATGGTGATGATCTGCGCCTGCTTGGTGCCAGCGCGGATGGCGACAGGTTTCACGGTTTCGCTGTCGTCGGGCGTCTGCACCGGCTCCGGTTCCGCCTTGGGCTTCGCCCTCCGCACGCTGGCGACGGCGCTGGCCGCCAGCGGCTCGATCCCGATGGCCTCCAGCCCCGCCTCGGTGGCGATCAGCGTGGTGCCATGTCCGTCGCCGGTCTCGCGCCACATCGGCTCGCTGCGACGCAGGTTCGCCTCGACCTCTTCGAGCCAGCCGCGGGCGATCATCTTGCCGACGACCATCTTGGCGGCGGCGCCGACCAGTCCCTCGGGCAGCGGCAGGGCGAGGTTGCCGGGCCGGGTCGCGGCGCGGGACAGGATCAGGGACTGGGTGTCGGACGGGGTGGTCATCGGGGCCTCCGTGGCTGTGGGCGCGCGCTGTGAGCGCCTTCTACGGAGGCAAGCCCCGTCGTCGGACGGGGCGGCCATCGCGCCGTGTGGGCGCGTCAGGCGGCGTGTTCGCCTTCCTTGAAGGCGCTGTCGGTGATCTGGCGCAGCAGGCCCGCGTAGTGCTTCAGCGTCCCCACATGGCCCCAATGGATCTCGTCGGGGTGGGTCTCGAAATGGTCGTCGCTGAGGGCCTTCAGGCGCTCCAGCATGGTGTCGATCTCGGCCTTGGCTGCGATGAAGGCGTCGAGGGCTTTGGAATTGTCGGCTGCGCGGCGGGTGGTCATGGCGGGGCATCCTTCGGTGAGTTGCATCGTTCTGGTGCGAATACCATCGCTCTGTCGGGCGGATGATCGTAGGCAATTCGGAGCAATATCAGTGGTTTCTGATCATTCCGGTCAGATCAGCCGCATCTCGGCCAGCGCGCGGCTGGCGGCACCCAGCTGGGCAGTCGGCAGCTCGATCTTCAGGTGCGACAGGACGTCAGAGGCCTCGGCCGGGATCCCGCTCTCGCGCAGCGCCTGCTCGATGACTTCGGCGATGGCGTCCGGGCGGCTCAGGTCGAAGCCCTCGGGAAGGGTGGAATAGTCGATGCGGATGGTGGTCGTGGTCATGGTGAAGCCCTCCTGGGATCGGCGCGATGCGGCCTGTTGATGGACGACAGAATCGCTCCGGAGGGGGAGACAATCAACGGAATTGATTGTCTTTTCCTGTTTATTTTCAATATCTTGACAGGCTTCACAGCGCCATGAAAGGCATGAGCGAGCGGGAGTATGCGGCGCATTCCGGCCTCTCCCGCGGCGGGGTGCAGAAGGCGCGCAAGAACGGGCGACTGGTTGTTTTCGACGACGGGTCGATCAACGCCGCGGCCTCGGATGTGCGGCGGGCGGAGATGACGGATCCCGACCAGCAGCGCCGGTCGATTGGTGGTGACGGGCTGGCAAGCGGCCCCGGCGATACGACGTCCTACATCAAGGCCCGCACGGCGCTGACAGTTTACGCGGCGCAGGAACGCCAGCTGGCCGTCCAGAAGAAGAAGGGCGCGCTGGTCGACCGCGCAAGGGCGGAAACGCTGGTGTTTCGCCTGGCGCGGCAGGAACGGGATGTCTGGGTCACCTGGCCCGGACGGGTGGCCGCGCTGATGGCGGCGCAGATCATGGCGGAGGTGGAACGGCAATCCGGGGCATCGGTGACGATCGAGACCGCGATCATGCAGAGGGTGCTGGAAGCCCATGTCCGCGAACAGCTCGACGCCCTCGCCGACCTCCGGGTCTCGCTTGCATGATGAGGACGACGAGAACGACCTGACCGAGGGTCTCGACCTCGGTTTCGACGGGGCCGAGGACCTGCTCCGAGTCTGGCGGCAGGGCCTGCGCCCAGACCCGAACCTGACGGTGTCGGAATGGGCGGATCAGCATCGCTGGCTGTCGTCGCGGGGCGCGGCCGAGCCGGGGCGCTATCGCACCGCCCGCGCGCCTTACCTGCGCGAGATCATGGATGCACTGTCGCCGGGTCACCCGGCCCAGCGCATCACCTTCATGAAGGCCGCGCAGGTCGGGGCCACAGAGGCCGGGAACAACTGGATCGGCTTCGTCATCCATCACGCGCCGGGGCCGATGCTGGCGGTGCTGCCCAGCCTGGAACTGGCGAAACGCACCTCGCGGGGCCGATTGGACCCACTGATCGCAGACAGCCCTGCACTGCGCGAGCGGGTGAGTCCGGCCCGATCCCGCGATGCCGGGAATTCGATGCTGTCGAAGGAATTCCCCGGCGGCATCCTCGTGCTGACCGGAGCCAACTCAGCCACCGGCCTGCGGTCGATGCCCGCGCGCTATGTGTTTCTGGACGAAGTCGATGCCTATCCGGCCTCGGCCGACGAGGAAGGCGATCCGGTCACGCTGGCCGAAGCGCGGACCACCACCTTCTCGCACCGGCGCAAGGTGTTCATGGTCTCGACCCCGACGATCCGGGGGCTGTCCCGGATCGAGCGGGAATTTGAGGCATCCGACCAGCGGCGCTACTTCGTGCCCTGTCCCCATTGCGGGGCGATGCAGTGGCTGCAATTCGACCGGTTGCGCTGGGCGAAGGGGAAGCCGGAAACGGCAGCCTACCATTGTGAGGTCTGCGAACGCCCAATCGCCGAGCACCACAAGACAGAAATGCTGGCCAGGGGCGAATGGCGGGCGACGGCGGTTTCCAGGGATCCGAAAGCCATCGGCTTCCATCTCTCGGCGCTATATTCGCCCTTGGGCTGGAAAAGCTGGTCCGACGTCGCGCGGGAATGGCTGGCGGCCCAAGGGTCGGACGAGACGCTGCGCGCCGCGCGCAACACGCTCATGGGCGAGACATGGGTCGAAAGTGGCGACGCGCCGGAATGGCAGCGGTTGGCGGATCGGCGGGAGGCTTGGAAGCCGGGCACCGTGCCTGTGGCGGGGCTGTTCCTGACCGCCGGGGCCGACGTCCAGAGGGACCGGATCGAAGTCGACATCTGGGCCTGGGGCCGAGGCCTGGAGAGCTGGCTCGTCGATCACATCGTCATCCCAGGCGGGCCTGACGATCCGGCGGCGTGGGACAAGCTGACCGGCCTGCTCGGCCGGTCTTGGCAACATGCCAACGGCGCGCACATGACCGTGGCGCGGCTTGGCATCGACACTGGTTACGAGGCCGCGGCGGTCTATGCTTGGTCGCGCAAGGTCGGGTTCGAACAGGTCGCACCCCTGAAGGGCCTAGAGGGCTTCAACCGCGCCACGCCAGTCTCGGGCCCAACCTGCGTCGACGCCACCATTGGCGGGAAACGCCTGCGCCGCGGCGCGCGGCTCTGGTCGGTGGCCACGGCGACTTTCAAGGCCGAAACCTACCGCTTCCTGCGGATCGAACGACCGAGTGATGAGGACCGGGCGCTGGGCGTGCTCGATGCGGCGGGGGCTGTCCACGTCCCCGAATGGGCCGACACCGAATGGCTGAAGCAGCTGGTGGCGGAACAGCTGGTCACGATCCGCAACAAGCGCGGCTATGCCCATCAGGAATGGCAGAAGATGCGCGACCGCAACGAGGCGCTGGACTGCCGGGTCTATGCCCGCGCCGCAGCGTGGATCCTCGGCGCCGACCGATGGGACGAAGCCACCTGGCGGCGGCTGGAAGCGCAGGCGGGCGTGGAAACGCGCATGCCAGCAGCCGTCGCGATGGACATCACACCACCCGATCCGGCCCAGCCCAAGGCCGGAACCCTGACCACGCCGCGCCGGAAACGGCGGGCCTACACCCCGAACTTCATGAGGGACTGATGGACCTGGAACGCATGCAAGCCCTGCTGATCGCGCTGCAGGAAGCTCGCTTCGCCGGGCTGCGCAGCGTCAGCTATGACGGCAAGACCGTGACCTATGGGTCGGACGCCGAACTGGCTGCGGCGATCCGGGATCTGGAAGGACGGATTGCCACAGCCTCTGCCACGCCGCGTCGCCGCCGCTGGGGCACCGTCGCCACGAAGGGTCTGTGATCATGGTCCTCGACGCCTTCCGTGCGCGGCTCGGGTCCATCATCGGCGGGTTCGACGCGGCGCAGTCCCATCGGCGCATGCGCGGGTTCCGGGCCACCCGGGCGCATGTGAACACGCTGATCGCCGCCTCCGGCGAGACCATCACGGCCCGCGCCCGCTGGCTGGTCCGGAACAATGGCTACGCCGCGAACGCTGTCGACGCCTTCGCGAACCATGTCGTCGGCGACGGCATCAAACCGTCCTCGAAGATCGCGGACGCCGCAAAGAAGGAGGAGTTGCAGAAGCTCTGGCTCGCCTGGACCGACGAGGCCGATGCCGAGGGGCTGACCGACTTCTTCGGCCTGCAGCGGCGGGCCACGCGGGAGGTGTTCTTGGCGGGAGAGGTTTTCCTGCGCATCCGCACGCGGCGGCCGGAAGACGGGCTGACCGTGCCCATGCAGCTGCAGATGCTGCCCTCGGAAATGCTGCCCCAGGACCTGACGCGCGCGTTGCCCGGCGCTGGGTCGATCCGGCAGGGGATCGAATTCGACGGGATCGGGCGGCGCGTGGCCTACCACTTCCTGCGCCGCCATCCAGGCGACATGACCGATCCGGGGCTGGTGGGTGAGACGGTTCGCGTGCCCGCCTCCGAGGTGATCCACATTCTGGACCCGGTCGAGGCGGGCCAGCTGCGCGGGGTGTCGCGCTTCGCCGCGGCCGTCGTGAAGATCTTCACGCTGGACCTTTACGACGACGCGGAACTGGAGCGGAAGAAGACCGCGGCGATGTTCGCGATGTTCATCACCTCCCCCGCGCCAGAAACGGCCCTCGATCCCGCCGAGGATGATCTCGAGGTCGAGCCCGGCCAGGTGGTGCGACTGGACCCGGGCGAAGATGTCACCACACCATCCACCCCGGATTCTGGATCCACCTATGAACCCTTCCAGTACCGCACGCTTCTGCAGATCGGCGCGGCGCTGGGCGTGCCCTATGGCTACCTGACCGGCGACACGGCGAAGGGGAACTTCTCGAACACCCGGATCGCACTCGTCGACTTCCGCCGCCGGATCTCGGCCTTCCAGCATTCGGTGATGGTCTACCAGCTCTGCCGGACCGTCTGGACGCGGTGGATGGACATGGCGGTGCTGGCCGGAGCCATCGACCTGCCGGGCTATGCCACCGACCGGCGCGCATACCTCGCCTGTGACTGGCTTCCGACCAAGTGGGACTGGATCGACCCCGCCAAGGATGCTGCGGCCGAAATCCTGCAGATCGAGGCAGGCCTGAAATCCCGCACGCAGGCCATCGCAGAGCGCGGCTACGACGCCGAGCAGGTCGACAGGGAAATCGCGGCCGAACGGAAACGCGAGGCGGAGCTGGGGCTGGACTTCCGGCGGCCGGGGTCACCGGCGCAGGCGGCCGGTGGCAGTAGCGCGGATCAGGGCGGCGAAACGGACCCTGACAAGCAGGACCAGCGAGAGAACGACGAGGGTGAGGACCGGGAAACCCGGCCCGCGGAGGACGAATGATGCACCACACCCAGATCGCCCAGCGCGTCTTCAACACGCCCTTGATGGTCGATCCCGCCAAGGCACTGGCCTTCCTGACCGGCCTTGGTCCGCGGATCACCGGCAGAGAAATCAGCGTCGAGGGGGTCGAAATCGCCTCCGAAGCGCAGGAGGCCGCCAGCCTGCCCGTCCGGGCGTCGTTGTTCGGTGACGATCTGACCAACCGCCAGGCACGGAACGGCGGTCAGCCCTTCGCAGTCGTCGAAGGGATCGCGGTCATCGAAATCGCAGGCACGCTGGTGCATCGCGGCGCCTGGATCGGGCAATCCTCCGGCCTGACCTCCTATGAAGGGATCGCGGCCCAGCTGCAGGCGGCCATCGCCGACCCGGCGATCCGCGGCATCGCCCTCGACATCGACAGCTTCGGCGGCGAGGTGGCCGGAGCCTTTGATCTCGCCGACCGCATCCGCGCGGCTCGTCAGGTCAAGCCCGTGCGGGCTTTCGTCGCCGATCACGCCCTCTCGGCCGCCTATGCGCTGGCCTCACAGGCCGACCGGATCATCCTGCCCCGCACCGGCGCCGTTGGCAGCATCGGTGTCGTGGCCATGCACAGCGACATGAGCGGGGCGCTCGACCAGAAGGGCATTGCCGTCACGCTGATCCATGCCGGGGCCCGCAAGGTCGATGCGAACCCTTACCAGCCGCTTCCCGAGGCCGTCCGCGCCCGGATCGCGGGTGAACTCGAGGATTTGCGCCAGCTCTTCGCCGAGACTGTCGCCGAAGGGCGCGGCCGCCGCCTCGACACTCAACGCGCGCTGGGCACCGAGGCGGCTGTGTTCCGCGGGGAGGCGGCGGTGTTCGCCGGTCTCGCAGATGAGGTGGCCGATCCCGTCACCGCCTTCCGCGCTTTCGCCGCCGCACCCCGCGGCACAATCACCCTCAGAGGAAAGGGCCCGATGATGACCACTGCCCCCGAAGACGATGCGCAGGCTGCGACCACGCCTGCCGCCAGCACCCCGCCGGAACCGGCCGCGCCCTCGGCAATCGCGCCGCCACAAACCACAGCGGCCGCGATGTCGCCCGAAGCGATCCGCGCGGAGGCGGCAGAGGTCGCACAGGTCTGCGCACAGGCCGCGCGCCTCGGCGTCCAGATCGACGCCGCCGATGCGGTCGCCAAGGGCGTGAAGCCGGAAGCGCTGCGCGCCAAGGTGCTGGCCGACCTTGCCGCCCGCAGCGATGCGGCTGGCATCATTGCCACCGCCCCGGCACCCGGGGCCAAGGAAAGCCCCATCGTGGCGGCCGCGAAGAAATCGGCCGCCGCCTCGCGCTGACATTGGCGCTGGCCACCAACGGCATTTGTTGCTGCGCCCTCGCCCCGCCTTCCCATCCCCCAACATCCCGGAGACTGAACCATGCCCGTCCTGACGGAACCGCCCAGCATGGGCGATGTCCTCAAATATGAGGTCAACCCGAACTACACCCGCGAGGTGGTCACGCTGCTGATCGGCACCAACTACCCGTCCGGTGCCGTCCTCGGCCGCATCACCGCGAGCGGCAAGTACACCCTCTCGCCCGCGACCGGGGCTGACGGTTCGCAAACCGCAGTCGCTGTGCACCTCTATCCAGTGAACGCCACGCTGGCAGACGCCGTGGGCATCATCGTCACGCGTGGCCCCGCCATCGTGTCGCGCGCTGCCCTCGCCTACGAGGCGACGGTCAACGACGCGGCCAAGATCGCCGCCAAGATTACCCAGCTGGGCGCTGTCGGCATCATCGCCCGCGACGGTGTCTGACGTCCAATCCCCTCAATCTCCCGGAGCCCCACCATGACCATCGTCCGCAATCCCTTCGACGCTGGCGGCTATTCGCTGGCCGAGATGACGCAGGCCATCAACATCCTGCCCAACCTCTACACCCGCCTCGCCCAGATCGGCCTCTTCCGCTTCGAAGGCGTAAGCCAGCGCTCGGTCATCATCGAGCAATACGAAGGTGTCCTGAGCCTTCTGCCCTCCGTCCCCCTCGGCGGCCCCGCCACAGTCGGCACCCGCGAAGGCCGGTCCATGCGGTCCTTCGCCCTGCCGTGGATCCCGCATGACGACGTGGTCCTGCCTGCCGACATCCAGGGCGCCCCTGCGCTGGGCGGCGCGTTCGATGCGGCTGATCCCCTCGTCGAGGTGATGAACCGCAAGCTGCTGCTTATGCGGCGCAAGCACGCACAGACCCGCGAATACATGGAGATGAACGCGCTCCGCGGCATCGTGAAGGATGGCGCAGGCACCACCCTCTACAACTACTTCACCGAATTCGGCCTCGCCCAGATCTCGGTAGACTTCGTGCTGGGCACCGCAGGCACCAACGTTCAGGGCAAGGTGCGCGAGGTGCTGCGCGCCATCGAGGACAATCTGCTGGGCGAGGCCATGACCAGCGTGCACGCTCTCGTCAGCCGCGAGTTCTTCGACAAGCTGATCGCGCATCCCAAGACCGAGGAGGCCTACAAGTTCTACGCCTCGACCGGGGCCCAGCCGCTGCGCGAAGATGTGCGGCGCAACTTCCCCTTCGGCGGGATCCTGTTCGAGGAGTATTCCGGCACCGTCACCCTCTCGACCAAGGCCACCGAACGGCTGGTCCCGGCGAACGAGGGCATCGCCTTCCCGCTTGGCACGATGGACACCTTCACCACCTACGGCGGCCCGGCGAACCTCCTGGAAACCGCAAACACCATCGGCCTGCCTCTCTACGCCCGCCAGCATCTCGACGAGAAGGGTCGCTGGATCGATGTCATGACCGAAGCCTCGATCCTGCCGGTGAACAAGCGGCCGCGGCTGGCGATCCGTCTGCACACGTCGAACTGACGGACCCACCCATGTCCGTCTTCGCCGCCGCCATGGACCGCATCTTTACCCATGCTGCCATGGTGGCCCCGGCCCTCTGGATCTCGGCCACCACCTCCGAGGAACGCCCGATCCGCATCATCCGCCGCGCACCCGACCGCGTCACCGACTTCGGCGCGGGACGCTTCGTCAGCGACACGACGGTGGTGGATGTGCGCGTCACCGAATTGCCCACCCCACGGCCGGGCGACGTGATCGTCATCGGCGCGGACAGCCATGTGATCCAGGGAGAACCGCTGCGCGACCGGGAACGGCTGATCTGGACCCTCGATCTGCGCCCGGCGTGATCCGATGAAACTGAAGCTCACCATCGATCCTGACATCGTTGCGATGATGCAGGCGGAAATCGCTGCGGGCGAGAAGGCGGTCACGACCGCCTTGCGCGAGGCGGGCGCGGGACTCAAATCCGCCTGGCGCGGCCAGATCACCGGCGCGGGGCTGGGCACCAGGCTGGGCAACTCGATCCGCCTCGCCACTTATCCCAAGGGCGGCGAAGCCTGAACGCCGCGGCGCTGGTCTGGTCGAACGCGCCAGTGATCGTCGGCGCGCATGACGCCGGGCCGCTGATCCGGTCGCGCAACGGGTTCTGGCTGGCCATCCCCACCCCGGCCGCAGGCAAATCCACCCGCGGCGGCCGCATTACCCCATGCGAATGGGAGCGCCGTACGGGGCTGAGGCTGCGGTTCATCTGCCGGCGCAGGGGTCCGAGCCTGCTGGTGGCCGAGGGGCGACTGAACACGAAGGGACGCGCCGTAGCGTCACGATCAAAGACCGGCCGCGGGCTGACCACCGTGCCGATCTTCCTGCTGGTGCCACAGGTCAAACTGCGCAAGCGGCTGGACCTTGCGCGGGATGCCGAGCGGGCCATCGACACCGTGCCTGGGCGGATCGTGGAGGGGTGGGCGGATCGTTGAGTGCAGGTCGCAAAAATCATGCCATTACGCCGTAGAGCGCCGACCCGTCGCTGGAGCATTTCTCGACTGAACCGCAAAGAGCAAAGATCGTTGCTCCGTTGGCAGACACGAAAACGACCCCAAGCAGAACATCCCGACTGGGATAGTTTGTCAAAGTAATCGTCGCCCCTTCACCGACGGCAAGTTCGACAAAGGCCTGATGCTCGGCGGCGGCCAAACGCGCGATATCGAGGTAACTGACAACATTCTGTCGCGTGAAATGAAGGACATCAAATGCCGCAACATTTCGAAGGAGGATCACTTCACAGTTGTCTGCGGGATCGGACGTGACCAACAGCCTCAGGGTTCGATCAGTGGATTCGTAGGCCATGCCAACATATTCCACGTCGGCAAACCGTTCATCCCCTTCAAACGTGATCATCTCCAATCCTCCGGACGGATCAGCCCGTCATCACCTCGCCCGTCACCTGAAAAGCTCTCTTCCTCGGTCGCTGGTCGACCAGGCTGGCGCTCGCCGTCGATCCATTCGTGCGTATGGGGCCGACCTTGGCCGTGATCGTGGCCCCAATCAACGTCTTTGATCGGCTTTCCGTCAGGGCCATATAGTCTGTCTCCGCGAGGGCCGACAACCCAGGTTCCCGGACGCCCCTGTGCAGGCAAGCCCCGCGCTTCCGGCGCAGGTTCTACGGGTCTGCCCTCTGCATCGGTCTCCGGGATACCTTCTGGAAGTGCTCTGGGTCCACCCTCTGCACGATTCTCAACAATATGCGGTGAGGACGTACCACCGAGCGATTGATAGCCTTCGGTCGAAAAACCGGGCAGATCAAGGATATCACGACCGAATCCATCGAATTGGGGAAAGACTTCGACCCAACCGGAGGCAAATTCGCCGGGAATCACAATAAGCTGCCCCGCGCCCCACGCTTTCAAAGCTTGATCGACTATGCCCTGGATTCTGGCCAAGTCTTCTTGGCTACCTGACAACGCTCGCCCTAAAGTACCAGGATCGGAGAGTTCGTATAATGCAAGTGCCTGCGCCACGATTTCGGAACTGGGTCCCGACCAGTCCGCGCCTGCAAACGCCCCCGAGTGAAATTGGCCCCATGCATGGGCACGGGCGGCCAAGACACCCTCGACTGTGGTGAGGTCAAGGCCAAGGCGTTCCGCAGATCTCTGAACGGCTGTATCTTCGGCATATCGGCGAAATGCCTCAAGCCCAACAACTGCGACTGCAGCAAGGCCTCCTCTCGTCAACGCACGAAGTCCCGATCCAAGCTCTGAGGGAGACGGCAAGGCATCGGGCAATCCATCGATACTTGGCACATACTCCGCAGGCGTGATCATGGTTTCACTCGATGCAACCGGCTCGGCATAGCAGCGACAGTTGTGCGCCTGTCCCGGATGGCCACCTGCGGGCGGCTCGTCCCAGCGGAACACCTGATCGTCGTACTCAGCGTGGCTCTCGCGCACCTTCGCGTCGTCCTGGGACCGCCAGATGTACCGCTCGATCCCCAAATCCTGCTGCCGAAGCTGGTTGATCAGGCCCGCGAAGGCCCGCAGAAGGCGTTCTTCCATGGCGGTTCGAAGGGGGCGAAGGCGCTGCGGATGGGTCTCATATTCCTCGAAGATCGCCGTCAAGCGTGCATCCCACTGGCGCAGCGCCTCCTCCTTCACATCCGAAACATCGCGCAGATCGGCTTCGGTCACCCACGGCACGGTGTCCGGGGGTGTCAGGGCGTTCAGCAGCATCCGGGTGTTGTCGGCGATCACGCGGTCCAGTTGGTCGGTGAAGTCGGCGCGCAAGTTGGCATAGCCGGGGAAAGTCGACTTGATCGAGACGCCCACGCGATAGCCACAGGCGGCCCCGTTCTGCCTTGAGAACACATACTGCCCGCTGCCGCCGTGGCGGAGAAATTCCCGTAGATTGTGCTGCATGGAACCTCCCGCTGACCCGCGGGTGGTTTGTAGAGGCAGTTGGTAAAGAAGCGTTCACCCCACCGCACGGTGCATGCAACACGGCAACGGCCCAAGGGAGGCTGCGAGGTTCATGTCAATGCCCACCCATCGCGAAACAGTCCTCGCCGCGCTGCACGCGCGGCTGCAACCGCTTGCCGCCCTCACCCTGCGTCATGAGGTGCTGCCCGAGCGGATCCCCGCGGCCGGGCTGATCATCCTGCGTGACGGCCAGCCGGGCGAGCCGGAAGTGACGCTGTCACCGCTGCGCTACCACTTCCAGCATCGCGCCGAGTTGGAGGTCATCGTCCAGGCAGGCACCGGCCGGGCCAGCGCCTTCGACGACATGATCGCCTCCATCGGCGCCGCGCTGGAGACTGATCGGACGCTGGGTGGCCTCTGCGACTGGGTCGAACCGGAGGCCCCGGCCTCGGTCGACCTGCCCATCGAGGGCGCTGCTGCCTTGAAGGCAGCGGTGATCACCGTCGTCCTGCATTACACCACGACCGGGCCGCTGGCCTGACACCTCCACATCCACAGGAGACCCCCATGGCACGCGCACACGGCGCGCGGGCGCAGATGGCGCTTGCGTTCGAGACGGTTTACGGCACCCCGCCCGCCAGCGGCTATCGGCTGATCCCCTTTGCCCGCACCACGCTGGGAGCGGAACAGCCGCTCTTGAACAGCGAACTGCTGGGCTACGGCCGCGATCCCCTGGCCCCGATCAAGGACGCGGTCACCGCCGATGGCGAGGTGGTCGTGCCGATCGATGTGTAGGCCTTCGGCTTCTGGCTGAAGGCCGCTTTCGGCGCCCCGACAACGACAGGGACCACGCCCAAGACCCACACCTTCCAGTCGGGCAACTGGACACTGCCCTCGATGGCCATCGAAGTGGCGATGCCCGAGGTGCCGCGGTTCGCGATGTATGCGGGCTGCGTGATGGACCAGCTCAGCTGGCAGATGAACCGCTCGGGCCTGCTGACGGCCACTGCCCGCCTGATTGCCCAAGGCGAGGCCATCGCTGCCACCACGGCCGCAGGCACGCCGACCGCGCTGGGCCTGCAGCGCTTCGGCCATTTCAACGGGGTGGTGAAGCGGAATGGCACCGCACTGGGTAATGTCGTCTCGGCCGAGATCACCTATGCCAACGGCCTCGACCGGATCGAGACCATCCGCAACGACGGCAAGATCGAGGGCGCCGATCCCGGCATGGCGGCCCTTACCGGCCGGATCGAGGTGCGCTTCGCCGATAGCGCCCTCGTAACCCAAGCCATCGACGGCACGCCCTGCGAGCTCGAATTCGCCTACAGCCTCGGCGCGAATGCCAGTTTCGTCTTCACCGCCCACGCCGTCTACCTTCCGGTCCCGCGGATCGAGATCCCCGGGCCGCAGGGCATCCAGGCCACCTTCGACTGGCAGGCCGCCAAGGCCACCAGCCCCGCCCGCATGTGCACCGCCGTCCTCGTCAACACTGTCACGGGATACTGATCATGATCCGCCTGAACCTTTCGAACCGCCCCGAATGGCTGGACCTGCTGCCCGGCCTGCGCGTCCTCGTGGCGCCGCTCACCACCGCGCTGATGGTCTCCGCCCGCGCCGATCCCTTGATCGACGGCCTTTCGGAAGCCTCCAGCCAGGAGGACATGGCCCTCGCGATGGCCAAGGCCGTCGCCCGCCGGGCGGTGCTGGAATGGGAGGGCGTCGGGGACGATGACGGCAACCTCGTGCCCGTCAGCCCGGCCGGGATCGACGCCCTTCTCGACATCTGGCCGGTCTTCGAAGCCTTCCAGGCGGAATATGTCGCCCGCGGTCTGATGCTGGATCAGGAAAAAAACGCCTCCGCGCCCTCGCCGACTGGTCCTTCGGCGGGGGCGACGGCTACTGCGCGGCCTGCGCAGGCCCCTGCCCCGACTGCCCCGCAAGACTGAACCGGCCGCAAACCGTCGAGGGCTGGCAGTCTGGGACCTGACCCAGCGCCTCGGTGGCCAGCTGCGCATCGCGCCGGGGGCGGTGATCGGATGGGACATGGGCGCTGCGCTTTCACTGGCAGAGGCGCTGGGCGTTAGCGCACTGATCACCGCCGAACTGCTGCCCGAGATCGAGGCGGTGATGGTGCGCAAACTCAACGAGCAGATGGAAGGACGCCGGAATGGCTGAGAAGAAGGTCTCCGTCCGCCTCGTGGCGGAGGGCGGACGCCGCGTGCGCGCCGAACTGGAGGGCGTCGGCGAGGCCGGTGCCCGTGGCTTCGGCCGCCTGTCACGCGAGATGGAACTGGCCAACACCCGGCTGGCCGCCTTTGCGCGCCGGGCTGGCCTTGCCCTCGGGGCCGCCGCTGCCGCCGCCACAGCCTCCTTCGGGCTGATCGTCCGCTCCACGGCCGAGAGCGCCGCGCAGATCCGGCAGTTCGCGCAGGTCGCCAATGCCACGCCCGAGGCCCTTCAGCGCTGGTCGGCTGGCGCGCGGACGGTTGGCATCGAACAGGAGAAGCTGGCCGACATCCTGAAGGACGTGAACGACCGGGTGGGGGATTTCCTGCAGACCGGCGGCGGGCCGATGGCGGATTTCTTCGAGAACGTGGCCCCGCGCGTGGGCGTCACGGCCGACCAGTTCGCGCGCCTTTCCGGCCCCGAGGCGCTGAAACTTTATGTCGATACCCTCGAACGCGCGGGTCTGAGCCAGCAGGAGATGACCTTCTATCTCGAGGCCATGGCCTCGGACGCGACCCGCCTCCTGCCCCTCCTGCGGAACGGCGGGGCAGAGATGGCACGACTGGGTGACCAGGCTTCCGATCTCGGTGCGGTTCTGGACAGCGATGCGCTGGAAGCCTTGCGCCGCACCCAACTAGCGCTCGGCACGGTGTCTCTGGTCTTCGACGGCCTGCGCAACCGGATCGCCGTCGCCGTCGCTCCGACCGTCGAAGCGCTGGCCAATGCTTTCGTGGCCCTGGCCTCCGATGGCGGCATCCTGCGGTCGGCCATCGATGGGCTGATCGGCAACCTCGGCCGTCTCGCCACCTATGCCGCAACCTTCGCGGCAGTCATGGCGGGCCGTTGGGTCGCGGGACTTGCCGCGGCGGCACTCTCCGTGCGCGGCCTCGCGACGGCGCTCGTGTTCCTGCGCGGCGCCCTGATCCGGACCGGCATCGGCGCGCTGATCGTCGGTGCGGGCGAGCTCGTCTATCAGTTCTCGCAGCTTGTCGCTCGGGTCGGCGGCGTGGGCGAGGCCTTCCGGCTGCTGGGCGATCTGGCCCGCGAGGTCTGGTCGCGCATCGGCCTGTCGCTGGATGCGGCCCTCGCGCGGATGGCCGCCGGATGGGAGGGGCTGAAGGCGGCCGGTCTCTCGGCCCTCGAGGGCGCCATCGCAGGCGTCGTCAGCTTTGGCGACCGGACGGCGGCAATCTTTCAGGGCGCCTACGACGCGGCGGTGGCAATCTGGGGCAGCCTGCCCGGCGCCATCGGCGACTTCGCCTTCCAGGCCGCGAACGGGCTGATCTCGGGGGTCGAGGCGATGCTGAACGGCCTTGTCACCCGCATCAACAGCTTCATCGAGACCCTGAACGCGGCGCTGGCCTTGCTGCCCGAATGGGCCACAGGCGAAGGTGGCGTCCGGATCGGCATCCTCGATCCGGTTGAACTGGGGCGTATCGGCAATCCGTTCGAAGGTGCCGCGACCGCCGCAGGCGCTGCCGCTGCGGATGCCGTCTCGGCCGCGCTGTCGCGGACTTACCTAGAACCGCCTGACCTCGGCCTCGGCGCGATGGCCGAGGATGCCCGCGCCCGGGCCGACGGCTATCGCGAGGCGGCAGGGATGCTGGCTGACGCTGCCGGTCGACACCTCGCCAGCTGGCAGGCGCTGAAGGATGCGGTGACCGGCACGGGGACCGAGGCCGAAACCGCGCTGGTGGATGCCGCCGCCTCGGCCGATGCCCTAACCACCAGTCTGAACGATACGGCCACCGCCGCCGACGGCGCTGGTGGCGCAGCACGCAACGCGGGCGTTGCAGCCGCCGAGGGCGCGGACACGGCCCTCACCGGCTGGCAAGCCGTCACCGCCGCACTCGCCGACTACGCCGCCAAGGCGCGCCACATCGGCGGGGACATCGGCAGCGCGCTGGTCGGGGCATTCCAGAGCGCCGAGAATGCCATCGGCGACTTCGTGAAGACCGGAAAGCTCGACTTCCGCGATCTGGTGACCTCGATGATCGCCGATCTCGCCAAGCTCGCGGCAAGGCGCTTCATCCTCGGCCCCATCGCAAATGCCCTCTCCGGCGCGCTGGGTGGCGCGGGTGGGATCTTTGCCAATATCCTGCATGCGGGCGGCATGGTCGGCGCCCCTGGTCCCGGACGCATGGTCCCGGCGCTGGCCTTCGCGGGGGCACCGCGGATGCACAATGGCGGCTGGGCTGGGCTGCGGCCCGACGAAGTGCCCGCGATCCTGCAGCGCGGGGAACGCGTCCTCTCGCGCCGGGAGGCGACGGGCTACGGCCAGGCAGGCGCCTCCACCGTCAATGTCACGATCAACGCCCGCGACGCCGAGAGCTTCCGGCAATCACGCACGCAGGTCGCGAGCGACATCGCCCGCGCCGTGTCGCTCGGCCGCCGCGGCATGTGAGGAACCGCCATGGCATTTCACGAGGTCAGGTTTCCGGACAACATCAGCCGCGGGGCACGCGGTGGCCCCGAACGCCGCACCCAGATCGTCGAACTGGCAAGTGGGGCCGAGGAACGCAATGCCAGCTGGGCCAACAGCCGCCGCCGCTATGACGTCGCCTATGGCATCCGCCGCGCCGACGATCTGGCGGCGGTGGTCGCCTTCTTCGAGGCGAGGAACGGCCGTCTCCACGGCTTCCGCTTCAAGGACTGGGCCGACTTCAAGTCCTGCCTGCCGTCGCAGACGCCGGGCCCTACCAACCAGCCCATCGGCACCGGCAATGGGGCGGCGACCCTGTTTCAGCTGACCAAACGCTACACCTCCGGCGCGCAGTCCTGGACGCGGGCCATCACCAAGCCCGTCGCGGGAACCGTGACCATCGCCCTGAATGGGACGCCCCAAGCCTCCGGCTGGTCGGTTTCCACCTCAACCGGCCTCGTCACCTTCACCACCGCCCCCGCGGCAGGCGTCGCCATCACCGCGGGGTTCGAGTTCGACGTCCCCGTCCGCTTCGACACCGACGCTCTCGACGTCACCCTCGACCTCGAACGGCTCGGCTCGATCACCTCGATCCCCCTCGTGGAAATCCGCACATGAAGTCCCTGAACCCCGCGCTGCAGGCGCATCTCGATGATGGCACGACGACACTCGCCTGGTGCTGGCGGATAACCCGGGCCGATGGCGTGACCTTCGGCTTCACTGATCACGACCGGACCCTCACCTTCGACGGCACCGAGTTCGAGCCCGAAAGTGGGCTGACGGCGTCCGAGGTGCGGTCGGGGTCCGATCTATCCGTCGATGCACAGGACGCGCAAGGTGTGCTGTCGTCTGACCGGATCACGGAGAGCGATATCCTCGATGGCCGATGGGATAATGCAGCAGTCGAGGTCTGGCGGGTGAACTGGTCGGCCCCTTCGCAGCGCGTGCTGCTGCGTCGCGGGGCCATCGGACAGATCAGGCGCGGGCGGCTGGCCTTCGTGGCCGAAGTGCGGTCACTGGCCCATGTCCTCGGCCAGACAGTCGGGCGGACGTTTCAGGCCAGTTGCGATGCCGCGCTGGGCGATCCGCGGTGTGGAGTGAACCTCGAGGCCCCGGCCTTCAAAGGAAGCGGCGCGATCATCGATGTGCTGCGGGATCGGGCGTTCACCGCTTCCGGCCTCGCCACCTTCTCAGCAGGCTGGTTCGCCTTCGGGCTGGTCGAATGGTCGACCGGCGCGAATGCCGGGCGGCGGGTCGAGGTGCTGTCCCATGACCTCGTCGACGGCATTGCCATCCTGACCCTGCTGGAAGCGCCGGTGCGCCCCGTCACGCCGACGGATGCCTTCGTGGTCCGGGCGGGCTGCGACAAGCGGATCGCCACCTGCGGCACGAAGTTCGTCAATGTCGCCAACTTCCGGGGATTCCCGCACATCCCGGGCCAGGACGCCGTGCTGCGCTACGCCACCAAGGACGGCGGCCACGAGGGGGCGGTCCTATGACTACGCCCCTCCCAACCGCCGATCCCTTCCGCGTCATCGCCGTCGCGCGCTCCTGGCTTGGCACGCCCTACCACGACCAGGCCAGCCTGAAGGGCGTCGGCTGCGACTGCCTCGGCCTCGCGCGCGGCGTCTGGCGGGAAGTCGTCGGTCCTGAACCGTTCCCGATCCCGCCCTACAGCCGGGACTGGGGCGAGACCGGGCCGAGGGAGGTGCTGGCGGATGGGGCGCGGGCGATGATGCCGGAAATCGCACCGGCAGATGCCCCACCCGGCGCGCTGGTCCTGTTCCGCATGATGCCCCGCGCTATCGCCAAGCATGTCGGCATCCTGACCGGACCGGGCACCTTCCTTCACGCCTATGAGCGACTAGGCGTGATCGAGGAACCGCTGACGCCCACATGGCGACGCCGCATCGCCTTCGCCTTCCTCTTCCCCGCTCGCTGAGATTTTCCCATGGCCACGCTTGTCCTCGGCGCTGTCGGTTCCGCCATCGGCGGGGCCTTTGGTGGCGCGATCCTCGGCTTTTCCGGGGCCGCCATCGGTGGCTTCATCGGATCGACCATCGGGTCGGTCGTAGACAGCTGGATCGTGTCCTCGCTAGCCCCGGCGCAGAAGATCGAGGGCCAGCGCCTCGACAGCTTGCGGATCACCTCGGCCACGGAAGGCGCGATCATTCCCCGCCTCTACGGGCGCATGCGCATCGGCGGCAACATCATCTGGGCCACGGATTTCCGCGAGGAGACCAAGACCACCACCCAAGGCGGCGGCAAGGGTGGTGGCGGTGGGAGGGTCCAGACCACCGAATACCTCTACTATGCGTCCTTCGCGGTCGCCCTGTGCGAAGGCCCAATCACCGGCATCGGCCGTATCTGGGCCGACGGCAAGCCGCTCGACATGACCGGCATCACCTGGCGCTGGTATCCGGGGAACGAGACCCAGACGGCTGATCCTTTCATCGCGGCGAAAATGGGTGCAGCCAACACGCCCGCCTATCGGGGCACGGCATACGTGGTCTTCGAGGAACTGGCGCTCTCGACCTACGGCAACCGCCTGCCGCAGCTCAGCTTCGAGGTGTTCCGGCCCTTGGCCGACCCGGATACGGCCGAGGGGCTGGTCAAGGCCGTCACCATGATCCCGGCCTCGGGCGAGTTCACCTATGCGACGGAGGCTGTCCGGAAGACGGTGGGCGCCACGACCACGGTGTTCGGGCAGACCACCGGTGGCACGACCTCGGCCGAGAACCTGAACGCGCTTCCGGATGAAGCCGACATCGTCGTGGCGCTTGACCGGCTGCAGGCCATGGCTCCGGCCGTCGAAAGCGTCAGCCTCGTCGTCGCCTGGTTCGGCAATGACCTGCGTGCGGGCAATTGCACGATCAAGCCCGGCGTCGAGGTGGCGACCAAGGTGACCAGCCCCAAGGTCTGGACGGTCAACGGGGTTTCCCGCGCTGCAGCCCATCTCGTCAGCCGGGATGCCGAGGACCGGCCAGTCTATGGCGGGACACCTGCCGACTTCGCGGTGGTGCAGGCCATCCGCGAGATGAGGGCGCGCGGGCTGCGGGTGACGTTCTATCCCTTCCTCCTGATGGACGTCCCGCCCGGCAACACGCTGCCGAACCCCTACAGCGCGAATGCCGCCACGCCGGGCCAGCCCAGCTTCCCCTGGCGGGGCCGGATCACCTGTTCTCCGGCGGCAGGCTTTACCGGGACTGCCGACAAGACAGCTGCTGCGGCAACGCAGGTCTCCAGCTTCTTCGGCAGCGCCACCCCAGCGCAGTTCGCCGTTTCGGGCGACACTGTCAGCTGGACCGGCCCCTCCGGCGATTGGGGCCTGCGCCGGATGATCCTGCACTACGCGCATCTCTGCGCGGTGGCGGGCGGGGTCGATGCCTTCCTGATCGGGACCGAGATGCGGGGACTGTCGACGATCCGGTCCAGCGGCAGCGCCTATCCGGCCGTGACCGCCTTCAAGGCACTGGCCGCGGATGTGAAGGCGATCCTCGGGCCGGGCACAAAGGTGGGTTACGCTTCCGACTGGTCGGAGTATTTCGGGCACCAGCCCGGCGATGGCACGGGGGACGTGTTCTTCCACCTCGACCCGCTCTGGACGGATGCCAACATCGATTTCATCGGCATCGACAACTACATGCCGCTGTCGGATTGGCGCGACGGCTTCGACCACGCCGACGCCCTGCAAGGTTGGCCCGCGATCCATGACCGGGGATACCTGCAGGCGAACATCGCGGGTGGTGAAGGCTTCGACTGGTTCTACGCCTCTGCCGCCCACCGGTCGGCGCAAATCCGCACCCCCATCACCGACGGCAGCGCGGGCAAGCCATGGGTCTTCCGCTACAAGGATCTGCGGGCCTGGTGGTCGAACCCGCATTTCAACCGGCCGGGCGGGATCGAGAGCGGCACGCCGACCGCATGGGTGCCGCAGTCCAAGCCTATCTGGTTCACCGAGCTTGGATGCCCCGCCATCGACCGGGGGACGAACCAGCCCAATGTCTTCTTCGATCCGAAGTCGTCCGAAAGCTTCACGCCGTATTTCTCGCGCGGCTGGCGCGATGATGCCATCCAGCGCGCCTATCTGGAGGCCAGTTACCTGTGGTGGGGATCCCCGGCCAACAATCCGGTGTCCGCGATCTACGGCGGCCGGATGGTCCATGTCCCCGAATGCGCTGCCTGGACCTGGGACGCGCGCCCCTATCCTTTCTTCCCCGAACTGACCGGGGTCTGGACGGACGGCCCTAACTGGCGGCTCGGCCACTGGCTGACAGGGCGGCTGGGCGCGGTGTCGCTCGCCGCGCTGGTGCGGCATCTCTGCCTACGCGCCGGGCTTGCGGAGAATCTGATCGACGTCTTGGGTCTCTGGGGCGCGGTCGAGGGCTATGTGATCGGCGCGCTGGAAAGCCCCCGCGCGTCGATTTCCACCTTGGCAAGGCATTTCGGCTTCGATGCCATCGAGACGGAGGGCGTGATCCGCTTCGTCATGCGCGGGCGGGCATCCAGCCTCACCCTGACGGTGGATGATCTGGCGGCCAGCCGGGAAGGCGAGGCGCTGGAATTGGTCCGCGCGCAGGAGACCGAACTGCCCCAAGCGCTGAAGTGGCAGGTCGCCCGGGCGGACGAGGATTATGACGCGGCGCTGGTTGAAGCGCGGCGGATCACCGTCGACACGACGCGCATCGCCTCGGAAAGTTTCCCGATGGCCATCCCGCCCGAGGAGGCCGAACGCCGCTGCCGCCGTGCGCTGATGGAGGCGTGGATCGGCCGGGAAAGCGCCACCTTCCGCTTGCCGCCCTCGCGGCTCGCTCTCGATCCGGCCGACGTGATCCGGCTGGCACACGACGGCCGTGAGGTGGAATTCCGCCTCGTCTCGGTCGCCGATGCCGAAGCGCGCGGGATCGAGGCGGTGCGGCAGGACCGCGCCGCGTATGACATGCCGCCCGGCGATCCCCGCCCGGCTTCGCTTTCGAGCCCCGTCGTCTTCGGCATGCCCGAGGTGGTGATGCTGGACCTGCCGCAGATTTCGGAAGATCAGCCCGCGCATCGCCCCTTGATCGCCGCCCATGCCAGCCCCTGGCCGGGCGAGATCGCCGTCTTCCGCAGCGCCTCGACGGATGGGTTCGCGTTGCTGACCACATTCGGCAGTCGGGCGCGGATCGGCACACTAGCCTTCGACCTCTTTCCGGGCCCCACCTCACGCTTCGATCTCGGCAACGCGCTGGTGGTCGATCTGCTGTCCGGGACGCTGGAAAGCGTGACAGAAGTCACACTGTTCGGCGGGGCCAATGCGCTGGCGGTCGAGGCCGCCGCTGGCCAATGGGAGATCGTCCAGGCTGGTCAGGCTGAACTGATCGCGCCAGGCAGGTACCGCCTGACCCGTCTGCTGCGTGGCCAGCGCGGAACGGAACATGCCATGGGCAATCCGGCACCGGCCGGGGCTCGGGTCGTCGTGCTGGATGTTACGCTGGCCTCACTGTCCATCGCCGAGGCTGACCTCGGCCTGCCGTGGAACTGGCGGGTCGGCCCGACCGCACGTTCTGTCACGGATGACAGCTACGCCGCGCTGGGCTTCACCCCCACTGGCCGTGGGCTTGTCCCCTTCGCACCGGTGCATGTCGAACAGCCGTGGCGAACGGCCCGCAACACGGGCGATCTGACCATCCGCTGGACACGGCGGTCCCGCGCGCTGGTCGCCGATGCCTGGGAGCAGGTCGAGGTACCCTTGGCAGAGGACCTAGAAAGCTACGACGTCCAGATCCTCGACGGGGCTGCGATCAAGCGCACTCTGACCAGCAGCACGACCTCTGTCCTCTACACCGCCGCCCAGCAGACCGCCGACTGGGGCGCCCTGCTTGGCCCCGGCCAGACATTGGCGATCCGCATCTACCAGCTCTCGAACCGCCTCGGCCGCGGCACGCCCGCCACGGTCACTCTGCAATTCTGATCCCAATACGGGAACCCCCATGTCCGACACCACGACCCATCTGGGCCTGCCCTACCTTCTGGCCGCCCAAGCCCAGAAGCATGTCACCCACAACGAGGCGCTGCGTCTGCTCGATGCCATGGTGCAGCTCTCGGTCCTCGACCGCACGCGGACGGCCCCGCCCGCAAGCCCGGCAGACGGCAACCGACATCTCGTCGCTTCGGGCGCAACGGGCCTCTGGGCAGGATGGGACCTGAACATCGCCTTCTGGATCGACGGTGCGTGGATCCGACTTGTGCCGCGCACTGGCTGGATGGTCTGGGTCGCAGCAGAGGGGCTGTTCTTGGTCTGGACCGGCAGCGCCTGGGAGGTGGTGGGCGAGCCGCGCGACGTGTCGGACGCGGTGTTCAGCCTGGTGAACGATGCCGATCCGACGAAGAAGGCGACCTTTTCGCTCGCAGGCATCAGCGCCGGGACCACGCGCAGCTTCACCCTACCGAATACCTCGTCTGAACTGGCGATCCTCGCGGGCACCCAGACCTTTACTGGCAACAAGACCTTCTCTGGGACGCTCACGGCGTCTGGAACCGTCACTGTTTCGGCCACTAGCGCCTCGATCGGCACGGCGACGACGACGGCCACCTATGGGATGGGCACTGGTGCGACGACCACCGGCATCACCAAGACGGTGAACCTCGGCACGGGCGGGGCATCCGGGTCGACGACGGTCGTCAACATTGGCTCGGCCTCCGCCGGAGCGGGCGGATCGACCGTCATCAACACGCCGACCGTCACCTTCGCCAATGCCGTCACGCAGGTCGGCATGCCGCAGGCCAATCTGACCGCGCAACTCTTGGGCCTCGGCGGGGCGACGGCGGACAGCTACAACCGTCTGTCTGTGAACACACCGGCCGTTCTCCTGAACAACGCAGGCGCCGGGATCGAGGCGACGGTGAACAAGGCCGCAGCCGGGAATGACGCGGCCTTCGCCTTCAAGACCGGCTTCTCTGCCCGAGCGCTGATCGGCCTCTTGGGCAACGACGATTTCAGCTTCAAGGTCAGTCCGGATGGGTCGGCCTTCTACGACGCGATCCGTATCAACCGCACCAACGGCCAGGTGGAACTGCTGCAGCCGACGGTATTGCCGGGACTGGCCGCAGCGCCGACCCCGCCGCCCGCGGGGAAGGCCGCCGTCTATGCCCGCAGCCGGGCCGGGGCGCCCTGGATCGACGTGATGCGCCCCTCCGGGCGGGATTTCCCCCTGCAGCCGCATTTCGGGGTGAACCGGATCGCCAACTGGTCGCCCTCGGTCAGCACCACGATCACGACTGAGGGCCTGCCGATCACCTCGGTCGGGACCGTGTCGCACCCGACGCTGGCCGCGACGAACCTTGCTGCTTCCATGCGGCGCTGGCGTCTGACCTCGGCGGCGGTCGTGGACTCGGTGGCCGACCAGCGATCCGCAGGCTGGGCCTGCTGGCGCGGGAACGCGGCGGGCCTCGGTGGCTGGACCTTCGTCACGCGGATTTCGTTGACGACACTGCAGGCGACTGGGATGGGGTTCTTCGGCCTCTACGGCTCCACCGCCGCGCTGGCGACCAACCTGACGCTGGCCGCAGCCGTCAACTGCATCGGCATCGGCTTCCAGCGCGGGACGCACACCCGGTGGCAACTGGCCGCGAACGATGGCACCGGGGCGCCAACCCTGACCGACATGGGGGCGAGTTTCGCCATCGCGACTGGCGGGGTGCTGACGCTGTTTATCGCGGCACCGCCGAACGGAAGCTCTGTCTGGGCGCGCGTCGTCGACGAGGTTTCGGGTGCGGTCTTCGAGCAGGAGATCACCGCCGACCTGCCCGCCGCGACTCAGTTCCTGTCGCCGCGACTTTTCCTGAACACCGGCGCGACCGCCGCCGCTGTCGCCTACGACTGCGCCGGGGTCTACCTCGAAACCGATTTCTGACTGGCCGCAGCCAGCGGCAATGAAAGGACCACCATGAACGACCAGACCACTCTCGCCGGGGAGGTCGCGCGGGCCTTTCGGGACCACGGGATCACCGCCGCGCTGACCGCCCTGATTGGCGGCACCATGGCCCTTATCGCGGCGATCACCCGCAAGGCCTTCACCAACGAGGCCCTGCTGGATCGTCTCGACCGGGAGCTCATCGCCGACCGGGACCGGATCGACCGGCAGCGCAGCGAGGACCGCAAGGCCGACGGCGACCGCCTCGACCGAATCGAGACCGACATCCGCTCCATGCGCGACATGCTCTTCGATGCCTTCCAACGCGGCCGATCCGACTGACTGCCAGGCGACCACACCACCACGACCACATCCCCCGCCCCAGAGGCGGGTTTTTTCATCAAGAGGATCCACCATGCCCACCTTGACCTACCCCAACTGGCGCGATGTGCCAGCGACTGCCTGGCGCTGGCCGAACTTCTCGGCCGCCGAGATCGCCTGCCGCGGCACCGGCGCGATCAAGATCAACACGGAAGCCATGGACAAGCTGCAGGCCCTGCGCGACCGCCTCGGCAAGCCGCTGATCATCCGCTCCGCCTATCGCAGCCCGGAACACAATCGCGCCGTGGGCGGTGCCCCCGCGTCCAAGCACATGCAGGGCACAGCCTTTGACATCGCGATGGCGAACCACGATCCTTCGGCCTTCGAGGCAGCGGCGCGGGCGGTCGGGTTCCTGGGGTTCGGATACTATCCCCGCTCGGGCTTCATGCACATCGACCTTGGTCCTGCCCGCTCCTGGGGCGATCCTTTTGCGACGCGCGCGGTGCCCTTCGCCCCGGAACTGCCGCCCGCGCGCGAAATCCTGTCGGAAAGCCGCACGCTGCGCGGTGGCGGCGCGGCTGGCGCGGCCACCGTTGGCGCAGCCGGGGTGGAGGTGCTGCAGGACATCCTCGCTGAAACCCAATCCACCATCCAGCCGCTGGTGCCCTACCTCGACACCCTGCGTTGGGTGCTGATCGCCATCGCCCTGATCGGCATCGCCGTCACGATCCATGCGCGACTGGACGACTGGAAACGGGGCCAGCGGTGATCGGCTGGCTCCTCACCCATGGCCCGGCGCGCAAGGCGCTGGGCCTCATCCTCACCGGAGCAGCGATCCTGCTGTTCCTTCTGAACCTCCGCCGCGCAGGCGAACGCGCCGGGCGCGCGGCCGAACGGCTTGATGCCAGAGAGAGAAACGATGCCATCCACCGCCAGATGCTCGACGCTGCCGCCCGCCGCCCTCCTGATCGCGATGCTTTGGCTGACCGGCTGCGCGATGGACGGTTCTGATGCCCGCGCGCCATGTCCGCCCGTGGTGGACTACACAAGCGCCGAGCAGGCCCGCGCGGCCGACGAGGTCGAGGAGCTTTCGGAAGGCGCCGTCATAGCGCGGATGCTGAGCGACTATGCCGTACTGCGCGATCAAGCGCATGCGTGCCGGTGAAAGCCGGGCCGGGCGAAGCCTGCCACGAGGCAAGCGCCGGATGCCTCGACCGCAGCGCATTGCCCGGCCCGGTTCATGGATTCAGGCTGTCAACGAGAGGCAGGGATTCGCTGCGGGTTGATGATGGCAGATGCTGTCCTGCCTGTCCCGCGCAGCGATGGGCACAATTGTGCCCATGCCCGCCACGCCGACGAAGCCAAAGACAGCATTGGGGAGCGAAATGAGGGCTAGCGGTAAGACGGTGCGACCTCAGGAAGCTTTCCAAATCAGCCAGGCTGAACTATCCTGCTCCAAAAACGACGATCGGCTGGGGCAACGCAGTGTCAAACGCAAAGCAGATACTGGCGATGCTGAGGAGCAAGGCCGAGGGCGACGATGAGCAGTTCTACTCCATCGCACTTCAGGTCGCTGCCGGGGAGGCGCGCCAAGGTCATCGTGTGACGGCGGAGGAAATTCGCGCAGCAGTGGATGCAGCACGATCACAGCGCGGCACAAAAGCTTCAGTCCCGATCGCGTTTTCGCGACCCCGCGGCGACCTCGACAGCCTCCTTGACCTGAGGGAACCCAGAATTCGGCTTGCCGACGTCGTTCTGAGTTCACCAGTTCGTGCACATCTGAACGCGCTCATTCTGCAGCAACAGCGTAGAGACTGGCTTAGAGAACATGGAAAGACGCCCAGTCGGCGCATGTTATTTGCTGGACCTCCTGGCTCGGGGAAGACGATGACAGCAGAGGCGCTGGCGGGCGAGCTGAGATTGCCGCTCTTCGTCATCCGCTTGGAAAGCCTCATCACTCGCTTCATGGGAGAAACGGCGGCAAAGTTGCGGCTCGTGTTCGACGAGGCGCAGAAACGTCGCGGTGTCTACCTTTTCGATGAGTTTGATGCCGTTGGCAGCAACCGCATGGCGACAAATGACGTTGCCGAGATGCGCCGCGTGCTGAACAGTTTCCTGCAGTTCATGGAAGAGCCTTCTGTCACTGACAGTGTTCTTGTGGCAGCGACCAACCACCCGTCGCTTCTTGACCGCGCTCTACTCAGGCGCTTCGATGAAGTGCTCCGGTTCGAAATGCCCACTAACGAGGAAGTAAGGGCCATCATCAAGGCGCACCTCTCGCCCATGAAGTACCCCAAGCTCGCTTGGAAAACCATTGAGACCACAGCCAATGGTCTTAGCCAGGCCGAGATTGCTAACGCGGCCGAAGAGGCGGTCAAAGCGGCGATTCTTTCCGAGAGAAATAGCATTTCCACCACCGATCTCTTGCACGAACTTCAGAAGCGGCAGGACATGAAGACAGTGTTTATCGACGACAAGGGTTCCATTGGCTGA